GCAATCCCTAAATTGAGACCAGGAATGTTTGCAGAGTTTGAAAAAAATGCAACCTTAGGTGATCTATTTAATGTAAACTTAAAACCTACGGGAGATAAAAAATTTCTATTTTGTATCTGCGTAGAAAATGCGTTTCCAGTAGCCATTTTTATTTCTATTTAGAATAAAAAAGGGACCCTTTCGGGTCCCCAGTATAACCTTTGTGAAATGGATCACATGAGGTTCTTAACTGCAACGCGACGATAGTAGCGGTTGCTGTTAACACGCAGTCTTCCGAGACCCTGGTTTGTACCTTCAGCGAATGGGTTGGCAACAATACCGTAACGGGTCTTGAAGCCGATTTTTGGCTGGAAGGAGTTCTCACCAACGGCACGAACCATTTGGAGAGGAACATATGGGCAATAGAAGAGACCTGCATCATAAGGCGAAGAACCCTTATAACCAACAACGTAGTACTGGTTGGATCCTTGTGCCAGACCGCTGTTATCAGCAGCCAGGTTTGCCGAATATGGGTCGATATATACGCGATACTTACCTTGGATTGTACCAGCGAAGGTGTTGCCGGTATCATCAACGTTCAGGTTAGCGTTGAGTGCAGGGGTGTAATCGAGAACACCAGCCATGGTCAGTGCTGAAGCAACGTCAGCAGAGCACATGATGATGTTGCCCTTGCCGCGACGAGTTCTCTGAGCGATTCTGTTTGCATCTCTTTCGATTTGGAACAGAAGACCCTTGAACTTTTCAACGGACCAACGACCGTTGGAGTCGATGTCGAGGTCGAATACACCAGCGGTAGCGGTGTTTTCTACAGCACCTTGCTCAGCAATCTTGTAGATGGTTCTGATAACTTCGCGGTTGATTTCAGCAAGAATCTCGGTTGAGAGAATGTTTGCTAATTCAGCCTCAGCATTCAGACCGTGGATTGCCTTGAGGTCTTGAGCGAGCTCGAGTGAGTACTCAGCCTTCAGTGCGCGTGACTTTGCAGTAACGGTGACTTTCTCGATCGAGAATGCCATCTGGTTGAAAGCGTTGCTTCCAGTACCATCCAGGTTCTCTGCATCGCCAGTTGGCATACCCGAACCAACGTTATACGCGGTTGAGGTTGCAGTACCAACGGGGTTCAGGATTGCAGGGTTGGTGCCACCCTGAGTAGTTGTACCGATACCAGCAGCAGCATCAGCGAAACCACCAGTAACATCGAATCCAGCATCTTGACCAGAGAATGCGGTATCAACTTCGTTGAAGAAGCTCTCAGTTCCACTCTGGTTGTTGTAGCGGGAACGCATTGCGAAGATGAGTCCAGTAGGACCGCTCATTGGTTGAACGCCAGCCAGGTCATAAGCGACCAGATTTGGCATTGAACGACGGATCAGCGAGATCAGAACTGGGTCGAAACCAGCGGTAGGACCAGCAGCAGCAGATCCACCAGTGAAACCACCAGTACCGGTTGAGTTGGTTGGTGATTCCATCAGGCTCATGCCTGAGGAGAATGATGCTTCCTCACGGAGGAATTTTTCTTGGTTTTCTAACAGGACGGCGGTTACCGCTCTACGATGGGAATCTTTGATTTGATCAAGACCCTCATAGTTGAGGAGTGGTGCCCACTTTTCCTGCAGATGTTCTGCGTTGAACATTTGCGTGTACCTTTGTGAATGTTTGCGTTTGATTAATCTTAAATTCAGTTTTTAGCAACTGCTTGAAGCGTTCTCAGATATGCAGCCATTGGACCTGAAACGGATTCAGGTGACTGGTCTACACCCTCAGAGAGAGTTTCAGTGTGTGCCTTTGGAGTTTTATTCGCTGGGAAATATGATTCCTTCAGCATCTCCAATTTTTCACGATATTCTTCCTCACTTTCAAACTCAACACTTTCGGCAAGTGAAGCGAGCTTTTCTTTCTGAGTAACAGCAAGTCCCTCAGAAACTTGATCTAAAATCCCATCAGCAACCGACTCTGCGAGACGCTTGTTAAGGGAAACGTTTTTCTCAATTTGCTCGTTGAGTTTTGTCTCCATTTCATCAAGTTTTTCTACCATGCTCTCTAAAACATCATATTTATCTTCAGGGATTGAAACATAATGATCTTCAAAAAGTCCTCTCATTCCTTGGAGGAATGATTCGGTCATTTCGGTCTTAAGACCGTGCTCAATTGCGAGTTCGTTTTCTACGAACCACTCTTCTGAAACGTATTCGAGATAAGCATCGACACGCTCAGCGAGTGCTTCTTTGATAACTTCTACTTCTTCTACAAGTTTTTGCTCATATTGAGCTTCGATTGCTTCTTTAATTTCAGCAACCTTAGACTTCAGAGCAGCTTCAAAGATGGTCTTTGCTTTTTCTTTGAAACCTTCGGAGAGTTCTTCTCCACCGAGGAGTGCATTTACATCATCTTCGATTTGGAATGACTCTTCCATCTCTTCTTCCTCTTCCTCTTCTTCCTCTTCTTTTTTGCTTTCTTTCTTTTCTTCTTCGTGCTTAGCTTCTAAGAGTTCTTCTTCATCCTCTTCAACTTCTTCCTTCATACCTTTCATAGGATCGGCAGACTTAGCACCCTTATTGACAACATCTCTGACTTGCTTCAGAGTTGCACCAGGAGTCTTCAGCTTTGCTGAATCATCATCGGGGCGATAGTTAGAAGGATCTGGACCACCAAGATCTTCTACATGTCCAAGTTGTGTACCTGGATCTACCATATGAGGCATCGATTCCGCTGCCTTAGCATTTGCATTTACGGCAGTTTTGGATTGTGTAGTGCCTACTTCCATTTCTTGTAATTGTTTGCCACGAGACATTTGAACTCTCCGTTTAACCTTTGGTTATAAACTATATTTATTTATAATTTGACAAATTACAGATTATTTAAAAAATCGTTGAACAGATTCAGTTTCTGCTCATCTAATTTCTTTTGATCGACAAGAGTATTAATTCTCTTATATGTTTTTACAGCATACTTTTCACGAAGAATGCCCCCATCCCAAACCCATTCTTTACCTTCCATAATTCCCGATACAAATGCATCAGGTGCAGAAGGATCTGCGACAATATCAGCAGCAGTTGCTAACATAAAATCTTCACCGACAACGTTGATTCCTTCACGACTAACACGAAGAGAACCAACACCACGAGAAGAAACACCCAACTTAACACCTTCAGAAATCAGCGATTCTGCAATTTTTCCCATTGGGGTGTTAAGGATTTTAGCCTTACCAATAAAGTTTGATCCATTTTCGCGCAGAGAAATAATCTTATGAGAAACTCGATCGAGGTTCACTGTAGGACCATCTGGATGGCCAAGTTCTCCAAGAGCTCTTCCTGCCTGAACATGATTTTCATTGTATCTGGCAACTTCACGACGAAGAGTTTCCATGGGATACATGCGACCATTACGGTTTTTAATATCGCCCTGAAGGAAAACCCCCTCAATATACAGCGATTTTTTGCCATTGCGCTCTTCAACGACAAACTCTACTGATTCGATTTCTTCTCTGATTAGTTTCATTGTTTTAGTTGGTAAATCCTACTTTTGCTGCCTTAATTGCTGAAGATGTCCAGATAACATCTGTTGGAAGTTTTTCTAAAAATTCAACAGAATTTGCTGGCATTGTGAAAAAATTGGTGGTAGCAGCACCAACAATTGTTGAAACCCCAACGGTGATAATACTACCAGTATCATTATGAAGTCTTACACAAGTTGCATTACCAATACTAGTTGCAGCACCAGCACTTGCACCTGTTGCAACTTCAGTTTCAACTATTTTAGTTCTTTGCATTTTATACCAAAATCCTATATTTTTTATTTATCAATCTATTATTCTTCGTCTTCGGTATAATCGCCAAATATTGAAGATGCTACTGTAGGTTTAAAAGAATCTACTCTTTCTGCCGCTTTAGCGAAAAGTAAATCTTTAATTTTGTCACTGATTTGTGAGGGACTTTCATCAGTGACAATCATATCCATTAATTCATCCATGACTTCTAGAATAAGTAATCCTTTTTATTTATTAGATTTCGCCACCCTTAGGCATTTTAACTTCTGGCGTTTCAACAGATTTTGCATTAATTTCGGGTTCCATGACTGGAGCTCCAAGATCTCCTGCCATCATTCCAGGAATTGGTTGTCCAGTTGCAGGATCAATCACCATGTCTGCGGGATCAGGAATTGTACCATCTTTAATTTCCTTTTCAATAATTGCATCTTGTTCAACAATTTCCTCATCAGTTTGGCGAAGAATCTTTCTACGGATATAATCTTGTGAGAAATATTTGCCAACATATGGTTCTGCTTGAGCAACCATATTCAATCTTTCGGTCAGAAGTTCAGTTTCCTTCAATTCTGCAAAGTGGTTGTCATATAGGAAGTCGTATTGAATATGCTCACTCATTACTTCCCAATCTTCGGGAGTAATAATGTTCTTGAGAATCAATTGCGTCTTCAGCATATCATTGAACATTGCTGAGAATCTTTTTCTCAAACGTCCCACAAACTTGCTGAACTTAACTTCATCTCTTAATATTTCTGATGAACGTCCAAGATTAAATCCACCTTCACCACCAATTCTTGATGTTGGAACATTCAGAGAACGATAGAGTTTTTCTTGGAAGTACTTAATATCAGTAATTTCGCCAAGGTTTTGGCCACCAGGAAGTGTAGTAATTTCTGTTCCTCTACCACCTTCACGACGAGGTAACCAGAAATCCTCAAGCATACTCATGTATTTTTTATCGTCACGGATTTCTCCGGTGTTTGCATCATACACAAGTTTATTACGATAACGCATCATAACATCACGAAGATATTGTTCTGCTTTAATTTTGGGAAGATTGCCAACATCGATATAGAAAATTCTTCTTTCTGGAGCACGAGACAATCTATAAATGACAAGACTATCCTCAATCATTCTAAGTTGATTGAGAGCCTTAATTGCCTTATGCAAATATGATAATGTTGATCCTTTATTTCTATCTACAAGACCCGATGTGCAATATGTAATTGCATCTCTTGAAATCTTAATGCCTTTTTGATCGCCAAGAGATGATGGATTTGATGTTGGATATGTTGCTTGTGGTGTATAGATAAAATATTCTTCAATCTCAGGAAACTCATATTGCATCGGATTATCCTGATTCATATTGGATAATCTGATACTACGATTATCTTTATCAGTTTTTTTAGTCTGTCTCACATAACGAATTTTCATTGAGTCAATATATCTTAACTCTTTAATTCCTTCATGTGGATTTTTGAGATCAATCACTTTATGGTAATAAAGTCTTCCGTCGATATACCAATTTCTATAAATTTCGTGGCATTTTTTATCAAAATCTAAAAGATCTAAAATGCCTTTAAACTCTTGTCGAATTATTTTCTTAATACCATCACTTGCATTTAAATTTGATAACTCAATTTCTACTGGAGTATCATTTGTATCTGAAACAATAGCCTCATTTACAATATCTTCAATTGCACTATCGCATTCTGGATGCAGTGCCATTTCACGATATCTTTTGATTAAATCAAATTCGGTTCTATAAATTCCTTCCAGATCAACATAAGAACCAAAAAATCCACTGGTTAAATAGTGGTCAACCCCGTCCTCATTATTCGGAGGAACGGGGGAAACCACACCAGGGGATAATGGTTCTTTATCTTCAATAGAGAAACCAAAAAGTTTTGCCATTATTAAAGTGTAGACTTATTTGTACTATTTATCAAGCACCAGAACCGGCAGCCTCAGGATAGAAGTACTGAATCTGGAACTCTACAGTAAACTCTTCAATTGCATTCTCAGTTTCGTATGAAAGAGGAATATCTGAAATTGAAGTTGGGAAAATATCAACAAACTTATACTGTGCAAGAATGTTTGAAGGACCTGAAGTTGTTCCTTCGCCTTGCTGAGAAGCAGCAGTTCTTCCGAGTTGATAAACCGTTGCATTACCCATGTAGTCTTGTGGGTTTGTCAAACCTGAACTGTCACCATACTGAGCAACGTTTTGCATCCATGCTTCAAATGCTTTTCTGTGAGAAAAGTTTTCATCATTGATAATTGTTACTGACCAGTTATCGAAAGATCTATCGCCAGCAACTTTTAAAGTTCTTCCTCTAAAAGGAATCACAATTTCACTAACTGTCGATGCTGGAAGTGCAGCTGCTTTGCACATAAATCTAAAGTTCTCACTGTCAAATGTTCCAGTGCCATCATTTTGAATTCCGAGATTTACTCCTGCTGGAAATGCAACACTAACCTCAAAAAGGTTAGGACGAGCACCACCACCAATGAGTTTTGACTTAAACTGTGAGATGTTTCTTGTTGGAATTTGTGCCATTTTTAGGGTCCTCCTTAGTGATTAATTATAAGATCAAACAGTTCCTGCAACTTCCTCAAAGCTGACCCCAGTTCGAGTCGCTACGAAAGTTAAGGTTACGTAGTTAATTGACTTTGTTGGTTTCAGGTAAATGTCAGCTCTGAATTCGTTATTGTCAATAACATCAGGAGTATTATTTGTTTCATCACAAACAACTAAGAAGTCGTAAAGACCACGCTTTGCCTGAATGTCTCTCAGGTATGGTTCAACAATATTGACAAAGTTTGATCTTGTAATCTGATCATTCAGTTCAAAGAGTTGTGCATTTGCAGTTCTTTCGAGTGCCTGTTCAATCGTCAAGAAGAGACGGCGAACGTTGATTCTATCAAATGCTGAGGCATATGATAAAGCGGTTTTATCTCCGTAAAGAATTACTCCAGTTCCTGGTTGGTTGATGATTGAGTTAACTCTCAATGGATATAACTGATCTCTTTGTGCTTTTGATGGATTGTATGCAAGTTTAGTTGCATTGTTCAATACACCTCTTTGTTGACCAGCTGGCGAGAACCATGGATATGAAGTAATTGCAGTTCTAACCATCAATCCAGCAATGTCACCATTGCATGGAATGTAACGGAAAGTATTGTTGAATCTATCATATGTGTACTTATATCCACTATCAAATACTGCATATGATGAAGAAGAAAGTGGCGAGAAGAACTCAATCAGGTTAGTTGTTTGAGTAGTTGAATTTGTTACAGCTACAAGGTCTGCTCTATGTGGAGAAATCACAGCAAGACAATCTTTTCTTTGATTTGCAATAGAAATTAAATAATTTGCTTTTGCTTGAGATTCGTATTTGCTGGATAATCCAGGACCCATGAGTAAGTAATCAATAGCGATCTGATCTTTGTTTGAGAATAGATCGTATGATGTAATCAAATCTGAAAGAGCTGGTGACATACCATTGCCGGGAGATGTATAATTAACACCCGATCCCAAAGTATATGATACATTTCCGATTGAACTGAATGTTTTTCCTTGTGAAGGAACATTCCATTGACCGTCAGATTCAGTATTTGCAACAAATGCTGTTGAAAATCCTGCAGCTCTTGGTGCAATGCCATTGTGGGTATCGATACCAACAGAAGGATTATTTCCAGCATAAATGTATGCGGAATTATCAGCAATATAATTTTTCCAGAAAATCTTTTGTGGAGAATTTACTGCAGAAACTGCATCAGATGCTTTTGAAAGTCCGATATGCTTTTCTAAAAGATTTCCTTGAATACCAGTTACAGTTCCTTGATCATCATAAACTACAACATGGACTTCATCATTTTCACAATTTCTTTCTGAAGCATATGATGATGTTCCTGGTTTTGGTGCAATAGATTTCCAATATACAGTACTATTTGACAGTCCGAGTGTTTGCTCATTATACCAGTCTAAAACTGTTACTGCACCTGCTGATCCAGTAGCAATTCCAGAATTATTGATGAATCTTATACTGTCATTTGCACTAATTGCAGATGCTCTATCATTTTGTTTGTAATTAATATGAGTTTCTGTTCCACCTGAAGAAACTCTAGAGAATATTTTTACATCAATTGAACTGTTGCCATTAGTTGAATCTGTTGTGACACCAGTAATAATTCCTTTTAAATATCCAGTAAATGAATTAGTTACTCCATCTCCAGGAATAGTAACTCCTGCGAGAGCAACAGTAACTCCATATCCAATTACAACTCCAAAACCTGCTGGACTTGTGGTATTAATTCCAATTATTTGATCCGCTTTATTATCAATCACACAAATTTTCATATTGTTTGCCCAAGAACCAGGGTTCTTAGCAGCAAAAGCATAGTTGACACTATCTGCAGAATGGTTTGCAGTGTAATCATCATAGTTATCAATTTTTAATGAAGTGGTAGCAGCATAACCAACAGCAGCGTTCGCATTATTTAAATTTGAACTACCAGTTCTGACAACTTTTAATACTCCACCATAACTTAAGAATGATGATGCGGTCATCCAATATTCATATTGACCATCTGTTGATAATGGCTTTCCGAATGTATTGATTAATTGTGCTTCGGTTGTGATATCGATTGGTTCATCGACAGGTCCCATCGCAAAAGGACCGGCAATTGCTCCGATATTATCGAGAACATTATCAGCTCTTCCTACGGTTAAGTCAACTTCCCTGATAAGTACACCAGGAGATAATTGAGGAGTCGCCATGTTTTTCTCCGTTAGATCTCAGTTTATCTAAA